ATCTTCTAACACTTTATCCATTTGTTTTCTTAAAAATTCTATGTTGACTTTGTTTAAAGCCATAGATTCAATATGTTTCCCTATCTTCTCGGTGGTCTTGTATAAATCCTCGATCATCATAAATTGCTCGGAATCTGCAGGAAGCGAACCAAGTTGACCCCGAGGCCATTTGATTCTAAACTCTGTATTCTCAGTCAAGTCTTTTGACATTAGCTCTACTGTTGTTTGAATTTTGTTTTGCGTCTCAATGATACCGAAGTAAGCCCAGGTTCCAATTGCAACTAAAGCTATAAGACTAGCAACCGTCTTCATAGGCATTTGTACAGCTGCTTCTTCTGAAATCTTAAGTGCCATTAGTTATTTAGGTCGCTTCATAATTTCTGCACCCTTTAATCCATAGATACTAGAAACTACTCCGATAAATAAAGCTTGATACCAAAAAGGCATATTATTAAAATACTCAAAAAACATTTCTACCTTTGCCATAATTTCTGGATCGTCAGAAAAGATAGACCATATTAACAACATCACAGGAGCAGAAACTAAAATTAAAACAAATTCGTCTTTCCATCCTTGCTGATTATTAGTCATAACAGCTTGTTTGTATTCCAACTCACCTCTTGCCATTTTACTAGCATGAGTAGCCTGTGCATCTGCCATTAGCATTTGAGTTTCTTTACGCTTTTTATAAATATGCGTACCTGCATTTAAAGCTAATTTAATTGCACTTAACCACATAATGTCCTCCTATAATTTTGATGATCTCATTTTACCAGCTAACTTACCTGCTCTAGCTGGAGTTTGTTTTGCCCATTTAGAATCTAACATTTGAAAACTTGCCTCTCCATAATCTTCACTATCAAGAGCTTTCCACATATTCTTAAATTTAGATACACCACCTTCGCCAATTTGATAAACCATATTAATTACAACTTCTTTAGCTGTATTATTAATTGATCTATCGCCAATTAGTCTTTCGGCAGCATCTACAGTTCTTTGAAAATCTTTTTCAAAAACTTCCTCACCCTTTTCCTTTGGGTATTCAACACCATGTTCATAACTATCTTCAGGTATTACTTTATGTCCATAAAATATAGTGTCAAAACCTTCTGAACACTTATAAATTTTATTAACATAACCTTCACATTCTTTTACTTCTGCTTTTAATTCTTCGTACATTAGTTTTCCTTTGTAAGTTTGTTGTAAGTACAATTCTGTAATACCAAATCTTTGAATATAATCTTCTTAGTATTTTTTCCATTAAATATAAAATCTTTCCCATTAATTTCATAACTATCTCCTAAATTAAAAAACATATTAATTACAATTATCCTTATGTAAATCTACTGGTACTTCTTTTGTGATCCAAAACCAAGAAGATATTTTAGTTCCTTCTTGAGTATAGGTGCATTTTTGTCCTATCGAACAGGCACTTAATGCAAACGCAAATATTAATATTAAAAATATTTTATTCATAATTTCTCCTTATTGACAACTTTCACATTCGTTAGTGTCATCTATTACAACTCCACCATTATTTTCATAAGTTGAATCTTCTGCTTTTGTTGATGAGCATACACAATTATCACAGGTACATAAATCTTTATCGTAATGATGGCTATGCAAAGGTTCTCCACAATGACAATTACAATGGCAATTAGTGCAAGTTTTTTTACCCATAATAAATTATTCCTCTATTCTAAAATTAATTTTGTTATTTTTTTTTCACCCATATAAATTTCTATTTCAGCTTTTGATTTAAGACATTTATATTGAACTCTATCACCAGATTTTATATCTCTCATAGCATAGCGTTTTCCTTTAAGACATTGGCTAAGACTAGGTTGAATTAAGTGTTCCTTAATTTCATGATCCACTATCATCAATAATGCGAATACAGTTTCAATCATTTATGGATTTCCATTGTTTCTAATTTTATCTTTCATAGCTTCTATGGTTTCTAATATTTTTTCAATATCAGTCATAGCTCTTTTAAGATTAACTGTATTATTTCTCATACCTTGCATTTCAGATTGTAATGATTCTATCTGTCCAGCAAGGTGTTCAAGTAACATAAATTGTTCTTGATCTGTAGGTACTTGCTCAGATTTTTTAAGCAAATCACTTTCAAATAATTCTCTTGATGTTTCTAAACTTGTTAGTCTAGCTGTAATTTCTGTATATGCAAAGATACCCATAGCTACTGCTACAACAATACCAATCATATTTTTGATTGGCATGGCAACAGAGGTGTTTTCGCTTACTTTCATAACTACTGTAAAGGATTGCTAGTCTTAACTTTAATTTCTTCTATTTGAACTTTTAGTAATTCTATTTCTTTAGCATTAACTAAAGATTTAGTGTGGCTATGATTTACAGGATGCTCATGTGAACTATCTACACCTTCTAATGCAGCTACCTTTTCTTCTATAACTGCTATTTGTGCAGAATAATCTACAGTAGTTTGACTTGCTAATTGTTCAATAGTGCTTTCCATCTTAGCAAATTTACTAAAACCTGCACCGATAGATCCTACTAATCCTATAACAACCACTATGTTTGTTAAGTTCTTTTTAATATCTTTAACCATTTTTCAATTGCTCCAGTTCTATTAAAAGTTTTTGTTTTTTTAATCTTATGTTGTGTAAAAGTTCCTGCTTTATAAATACAGGATCATTAACTTTATATTTATTTAAAGTTACTTCTGTGTAAAGAAGTCTTGGATCATATATATTAAGTTGATTTAAATATATGTCTTTGCTTTTATAAAAAGGAATTGTGATATAACCAACTAAACTAGCTTGGTCATTAGTCATTATTTCCAATTTAATTATATTCTTAATTTGTAAATTCTTATCTAAATCTTTAATAGCCTCATCAACTTTAGCCATTATTTTGTCTATATTGACATTTTTTTTCTGTCGTATATTTTTTTGCTTGGTATTATTTGTTGTTGATACGACTTCTGTTGTAGATTCTTCGCTATCAGATTCTTCTTTTTCTTCTGTTTTAACTTCTGATTCTTTCTCAGTTTGTTTTTCTTCTTGAACATCAGTTTCTTCTACAGCTTCATTATTTTCTTCTTCAACAGTAGCTTCTTCAATTACTTCTTCTTCTTTAATAGTTTCCTCTTTCTCAGAAACCATTGGTAATGTTTCTTCTTCATAAATTTCTTCTATAATTTCTGTAGCTTCTTCTTCAACTGTTTTAGACACTTCACCCATTGAATTGCCTGGTGGATTAGTTGGTAAGGTTGCCATTAAAGTTGTTGGAGGTTCAATAGTTTCTCCTATCTCCTCTATAACTTCTTCAACAATCTCCTCTGCCATAACCTCAACAGTAGATGGTAATGTTTCCATCTCTACCATTTCAATTATTTCTTCAGTAAAGATTTCTTCATTAAAAGTAAAAGCTTCTTCTTCAAAGAAAAACTCATCTATATCTTCAAAGACTTCTTCTTGCAAATCTTCAAAAATATCATTTATTTCATCTTGAATAGATTGATCTATAGGCTCTGATTCGTATGTAATTGTAAGAGATGGTTCTTTTAAATCTACTGAATAGTGAGTTGTACTATTAGATGTATCTGTAAAATCATATCTTACATTAATATCAAAATCTGTCTGAGTATTTCTGGATATAGATAAAGTATCAGAACCAGACTGATAACTACCACAGTTGATGCTACCACAACCAGTAGAACTATATGTCCTAATTTGTGTTGTTGCTTCACCATCTGGCTTAGTTATTGTTACCTTTGAGGTAACTGTGGAATTATAATTATTCCAATGCCAATATTTAAAAGAATGATTTGATGTAAAACCATCTTGTAGTTGTGCCTCAGTTAAATTTGCATCGTCTTTTAAACTTACATCGTTAGACTTAATATATGTATTATTAACAGCAGCAACTGTACTATTGCCATGTCTGCCAGTAGCAGTACCAGACCAACCTGTAGAGAAGTTTTGGCTAATTAAATTATTTGTCGTTGTTTCTTCTGCTGAAGAAGTTGTAAGGATTAACATCGTCAGCAAAATTGTTAATACGATATACCGCATAAGCCATAATTCCTATAAAGATTATTAACCATATCATTTAGTTGGTTTCCAATCTATGTTTTTTTTCTTTTTAGATTCTTCTTTTTCTTTTTCTTTTTCAATTCTTTCAAACTCTTTTGTCATGGCTATTTGCTCTAGCTTGTCAGCTTTTTTTCTTTCATCCATTCGCTTGACATAAGTTTTAAAGTCAGGTCTTTCATGGTCATACTTCTGCCATATTACTAACGCTGCATCGCCAATTTTTCCATCAATAGGACAAGGAGTTCCAGCATTAATCATAGCTTCAAAAACTCTTTCGTCTTGGCAAAGAAGTGCAATACTTGCAACTTTCATACCAAAGTCATTGAGAACTTTTGCTAATTTAATTCTTTCGCAATTTAAATCCCTAAAGGTCTTGCCACCTGAAATACCTAAACCAAATGTTTGTACTCCTGCTGAAGCTCCTGTTGCACAGACATCTTGCGATTGTGCAGAAAAGGATGGTGCGGCAGCAGTAGGTGGTGATGATTTAATATCTGAATTAGTTGTGTTGGTCGTTGTAGATGTGGATTCAGAACCTGACTCATAGGTGGTTGTGGTAGTTGATTCATATCCACCATCAATATTTGTGTTAGATCCTGAGGTGTTTGTTTGTGTAGTATCTGCTTGAGCTAATGTAGTTGATATTAAGGCTATCCAAAGAACTCCTAAAAAGATGTATGCTGTAATTTTCATTAATGTTGTTGTTATTATTGTTCATTGTCCACCATCATCAATTCAATTTTTAACTTCTTTTGCTTTTCAGTAGGACATCTATAAATTTTTAAAGACCTTTTATTCCAGGTTTTCTTTTTATAAGTTTTCCTGTAAGTATTAGATTTAACATCTATCAGTCTGACTTCCCCATCTTCACCTACCGCAACTAAATCAAAAGGACATTGAGGATTACAAGCTAAAGCTACATGGTAGCCTTGCTTAGTTAAATCAACGATGGCTTGATATTCGCCAATAGTTCCTTTTTGTGCTTTAGTTAGCTTAGTATGTTGAATGCGAAGTTTATTAGACTTGACATACTTATTGTTGCTATCACCCATAAAAATTTATAAACATTATCCACTTTTCTTTCTAAGTGAGCTAAATGATTATCTTTTATTGTTGTAAGCTTTTGATGAATTAGTTTAATTTCGCCTTGTAATTTTATTATTTCCTGTGCGTTTCTTTGAGATTGAGTTGGCATAATTAATTTTGATTTCTAGCATTACCAAAAAATATATTGCTTATTGCTGTAAATGGTTGTGCATCCTCAAGGTTATCTTTAATAAATATAGAACCATCCAATTTAGACAAAATAGCAATTGCCTGTGTTGTGTTAGGTTTAAATTTTCTTAATTCAATTAATTCTCTTAAACTTTGTGGGTTTAGC